CAAGATAGATAGCACGATCTCGACACCATTTTTCTGTTGTATCAAACAACCACTGAAGATCACTTTTCTCTTCGTTTAATTCTGTTACTAATGTACTTATATCTTTAAATCCTTCGTCACTAATATCAGTTCTTTTTTCTGCTTCAATAATGATTGCTTCTTTAGATGGAAGATTATCATATTCAATAATAAATTTAGAAATTTCTTCAAATGTTACTTTTTCATGAACACTCTCAAAATATTCACCTTTGATAAAAGGTAGTACTTTTCTGAAATATTCCTCATTGAATATTAAATTTTTTAGAATCGTGGTTTCAATTCGTTCCATAATGCAAGTAAGTGCTCATAATATATTTGGGATTACTTATTGGTGGTTCTCCCAAATGTGGATATTCCCACGTTGGTGGAAATATTATAACAGATCCTTTAACAGGAGTAAACTCTTTGTGATGATGAGGAAAAATAGTTTTACCACCTTCATCAACATCATTCAGATAAAATAACATGGCAAGACATCTCTTAGCTGACTTATGATCTATGACATCTACGTGTTCATCAAAACGATCTACTCCACCAACTTCATATTTTTTGATTCTAAATTCTTCAATATATTTAATTTTGGGTAAGTATTTTGCTGATGATATATCTTTCTTATAATTATCTAACGCTGTAGAAAAATAATTACAAAGATTTGATATAACTTTAGGATGGTATCTATTTAAATTTAACTGTGTGAATGTAGGTTTTGATTCATTATCAACTCTTTCAAGATTATCAGAATTTGTTTCATAAACATTGATTAGATAATCACACAAATTTGTTGGTAGTATATTATACTTACAAAGAACCATAACTATACTCTTCAACAGCAATATCATTTAACTTCTTCATTATATCATCAGTAAAATACTTGTCTGGATTCTTATATATTTCTTTTGCATATACTTTCTTACCATTCATTTCATATCTACCAGCCACATTTTTCCAAAGACCACCAAGTTCTCCAAGATCAAGTAAACCATAATACTTATCAAGACCTCGTTCATCGTAATATAAACGAATCTCAACTTCTTTGTTCTCCTTACTTAAACGTGATTTATGAGTCTTTGCTTTGATAATGTTTCCGATGACTTCCTTGCCATCCTTTTCTTTTTTCTTGCTGAGATAAATGATTGTAGACGCTGCATATTTAAGTCCACTACCTCCTCCCATTTCTTTAGTTGGTACATAAGCTCCGATGACATCATAAGTGTGATTTGTAACTATAAGTGGAATATTTGCCTGACCTAACTTGAGGGTAAGCATACGGAATGCACCTTTGACAAGTTGTGATTTAGTCATATCACGGACTTGCTTATCATTCAGTGCGTCAGAAATCTCTTTCTCTGTAGAAAGCATACCTAATGAATCAAGCACAAACATACAAGGTTTACGACTTTCTTCATCTGATTTTAAGTATATATCAACTGCCTTTAATGCTTTACCTCTAAACTCTTCAATTGTTACAACATTTACAACAACCAACCGTGTCGTATCAACTCCACGAGACTCCAGTAATCCTTTATTGACGGCTGCTTCAGTGTCAAAATAGAGACAATACCCATCAGGGTTAGTGTCCAAAAAGTTTTTGACAACAGCCAAGGAAAAATAAGTCTTTCCAGTAGAGCTTTCGCCAGCGATGGCAGTGATCTTATTACTAGAAACACCACCATAAATGGAACCGCTAACCACTGCATTAAAGATATATGATCCTGTGTCGATGAATCGTTCGTTTTCGTCGATTTCGGAGGCAATTTGGGTGTAGTCATCACCTATCTCTTTTACTATTTCTTTTAAAAAATCCATACTATGCTACAATGTCGAATACTTCTCGAAGAACTTTTTTATGTGGATATCCTTCTTCAATCAAGAATTTAGTTAATCTTAACTTTCTGTGCAACTCATTTCTAAATTGCCTTTTCATTGCATCTGGATGATTCGATTCATTCAGTGCATCCATCAACTCTTTTAATTCTTCGTTGTTGATTGGTAAATCCATAATAAAAGTTTAAGTACACACATTATAACATCATATTCTATTTTTGGCAATCAAGAAAAGAAACTTTCTAAAGTAATCTTTTTTTCATCTGACCAACCAATTGCATTTAATACTGCTTTCATCGGGTCAAGGAATGCTTTATCAAACTGAGTATCATAATCAATAAACTTTTCAAGATTAAGTTCCTTTGGAAAGTCTTGAATAAATGACATTACATTCTCACGAATCGGATTTGGATTCTTTAGATAGCAGAACTTAATCTTCTCACCATTCTGAATGTATGCATACTTCTTATCGAGTTTCTTTTCTTTAACGTAAAAATTATATAGGAGAGCACCACGAACGTGCATCGGTGTTCCCTTCTCATATATGTTATTAGTTCCTTTGTACTTAACTACATTTGATGCAGTGCGAGGAAATGATATTTCTTCTGGAGATAATGATTTAAATTTAGTTCGACAACTATCAATATAATCTATCATCTCATCTTCAGTACCACTCATCATCACTTTCAATCCCTCCTTAATCATCGTACGACAAGGTGCAGGTGTTGATGACTTTACTGCTTCAATACCCATAATCTTTAACTTTGCATCTGCATATCTGACTCCTTCACTATCCCATACATTCAGAATATATCTTTTCTTTGCTGTCCATATACCACGATCTGCGATGTTCTCTCGTTTCATAAACATCTTTTGATCATACGCATTTACATAGTTCGCCAACGCTTGGTAAGAACTCTCAATATACTTTTCAAATTCCACTTCACACACCTTATTAAGGAACGACACAATGCCTTCAGTAGTTTTCTCTCTGCCTTGGTATACTGCGTCAATAAAAGGGCCCAAATTAAGATAAATGGAATCGGTATCAGAAGCAATAACATAATCAACATCCTCCGTATTTAAAATTTTGTTCAGTTTACGATTCATCCGATTTTCAATCCATCGGATTGAAACTTGACCAGATAAAGTAATTGCTTCTGCGTTTGCTAATTTAAAATACCGAAAATACTGATTGCCGATAGCACCATAAGCAGAGTTAAGAGAGATCTTCTTTGCCATCTGGATATTGTTGCAACGGGCAATTTCTTTTTCCAACGTTTTCGTCTTCTGTTTTTCATAAGCTTTCTTTGCCTCAATCATTTTCTTCTTGAAGATAACTCGCTCATTATACATTTTCTCCATCAGTTCGGGTAAGAACCCTTTGATGTCTTTCCGATACATCGCACCATTTGCACATACTGCATAATCTTTGAACATTTCAAATGTTACTTCCTCAGATAGAATTTTATCAACGTTGACCGATGGATGTTTCTGGTCGAGTAATGTCTCTGGGGAAATATTATATTGCATAATGAGATGAGGATAAAGACTGTTGAGGTCAAAACTAACCACCCAATCATACTTTCCTGGTATCGGTTCCTTAACATAAGCACCTGCATATTGTGAGTCTTTGTCTGTTCTTACCTTTGGAGGAATCACTACGTTCTTTCTCTTCAAGTAATTGTAGATGATTGAATCCCAAGTTCTTACTTGGAAAAATACATCTGTGTAATTCACTTTTGCATCATATGCCATCGTCAGACAAAGTTCAATCAACTTCATTTTATCTTCGAGTTGATCTACGAGTTCTACGTCGATGATGTTGTATTCAATAAACTTTTGCCAATTACCTGTATAGAAATCTCTGAATGTATCAAACTCAGAGTGGTCTAATTTCTTTTTACCAAGTTCAACAAAAGCAATATGATCTAAGCGATATGATTCTTGGTTTGTGTATGTAAACTTACGATATAGGTCAAGGTAATCAATAACTGATATACCAGCCATTTCACAAGATATTTGTTTACGACCTTGTACAACAAAATCTTTCTTTCTTACATAACCCCAAGGAGAAAGTTTACGAACTTTCTTTTCACCCATCAATCTTTCAATACGTCCTACGATGTACGGAATATCATACAACTCACAGTTCCAACCAGTAATCACTTCTGGTGTATTTCTTTCCCAATATTCTAAAAAACGATCTATTAAATTATATTCATCCGTACACTGAACGTATCTTACATCTTCTCTCGTATTATTGAATGGACGTGAAGCAAAACAAATTATTTTCTTAGTTGTATAATCTTGTAGAGTAATTGCGAGTAATTCTTCTGCACAATCAAAGACGTTGGGAAATCCACTTTCAGCTGCAACCTCGATATCAATCGTGACTAATTTAATTTTACTAATATCAAATTTGATTTCTTCTTCTGGATATTTTTCGGAGATATACTGACAGATATATCTGTCGTTTCCGTAAACATCAAAGTTATCCACTTGAGAATATTTATCTATAAACTGTTTACACTCGGATATTTTACCAGGTTTAATTGGTTCAACACTGTCTCCTTCTAGAGTTTTATACTTTGATTTTCTTTTTGAAGGAACAAAAAATGTAGGATTAAATGTTTCTCTCGTAGTAAAATGTTTACCATTTTCATATCCACGAACAAGAATTTCGTCAAACCTTTGATGAACGTTTGTATAAAACCTCATTGAACAAACTTTTTATATTCTTCTAATATGTGCTTTGATGGATCAACTAAAGTTACAATCTTATCTGAACTTATAAACATCACATTATCTGTTGTCACACCTGACATCCACCTCTCTACTTTACCACCTATCAAAGTGCAAGGATTAATTAGTTTACAATCAGGTTGACCAATTTCTGCTATGACCTCATCGATCTCAGATATCAGAATCATTTGATTCGTTAAGAGTAATACTTGGATAGGATTCTCTGGCTCCACTTCCTGATCCGTTGCTAGATCCGTTTGAATCATCAAATCGTCTTCCATTTACTTTTTCCTCATAGTTTTTTTTAACGGTATCAAGAGGTTCACTAATACAAACCACCCAATCTCTATTTACAATTATATCATCATCTTTTGATAATGACATCCATTTGTAATATGCAAGTTCATGTTTTGGTCTA